CACGATCCTCGAGATTATGACACGATCATTCACAGAGGTGGTGGAGTTAGCCATGCCACGATAGATCAAGGAGTCGAAGATTTTCTGGACGCAATGTGGTCTCAAGCTGAAGTGCCATCGTTGACTCTCCACTTCCCGACCTGTATAGTTCGGGGCCTCGGTGTCAAAGACAACTGGGGCCTGTTCAACTATCACGGCTTTACCGACCGAAACGGTGAGTTTGCCGAAGGAACTGAATACCAACTGGAATATGCTGGTCGGAGGTACACCGGGAAATTTGATCCAGCGAATCTCTTCCGAGATGAGCAGGGCATTCATGATGTGTCATTTTATCGATTTGACATCAATAATTTGCCGACATTCCCTGCATTGTGGAAACGATTCTTGACCGAAGCTCAGGCAAGCGAACGGGATCGCTATGATATAATGATCGAAGCCAGCGAAGGAACCCAAAGTTCCAAGGCTATCGTGGTCCGAGACGGAACTCGGTACCGCGTTAGTTTCGGGTACCAGAATGTGAAATTCGCTGCCCACTACCGAGCCCTTACCGTTTTTGGGGATTGTGGATCACCTGTATATATCCTAGATAGACAATACACTGGCAAAATCCTGGGTATTCATGTTGCCGGAACTGGTAACCAGAATGACCCAGTCGGAATTTGTAATATAGTGACCCAGGAGATGATTCAGAATGCGACTTCACTTCCGGAACCGAATATGGAACAGAAGGAATTTTACGCTCAACAGCCGATCAATAATGATAATATGGCTGATCAGTGGATGAATCCAGAGGAAGAAACCGACGAACTAGAACCAATGGTTCACGAGCCAGTCGAACACTGCCATGAAATGGATACCAGCATTGATTATCTGGATTATATCCGGAAAATGCCGAATATCAAGCGAGCTGAAAATGCGAAGCCAGATGAAATTTTCTTGCAACCTGGTGGTACCAGATTGGAAACATCAGAGTTTGGGGAAATGTATCCAGATTGGAAAGGCGTTAAAAGACCAGCTCATCTGCATGTTACCGATACGGTAAATCCCATCAGAGTTGGAGTCAAAAATGTCGGAATGATTGAACATCCACCAGCTGATCAAGCATTAGTAGACAAGGTTTACGAGGATATGTATAGATCTCTGAAAGACAAATTGACCTGGCCAGTCGGTCGACGACAGCTAACTTTTGAGGAAGCAGTCTTCGGAATCCCTGGTGTTTTCGCCGGAATGAATCTAGCGACTTCGCCTGGGTATCCGTTAAAACGACAGACGACTGAACCTGGAAAGCGAGATTTCATTAAGATCATGGCAGATGAAACTCGTTGGACTGCTCCAATATTGAAACCAGCTGTGGAAGCCTATTTGGCTCGTATGGACTCAGGTGAACTACCGGAAAATATCTGGTTAGGATATTTGAAAGACGAACTAGTATCGCCACAGAAGCGAGCTGAAGGCCGAACTCGTATCATTTTCTGCGGGAATATGATCGCTACGATAGCCAATCGAATGCGGTACGGAGCATTGTTAATTGCGATTAATAATGCCTGGCCTGGCACCAGTTTCAATCGGTGCTAATCAATATTCTTTCGATTTTGATGTGTTCTATCAGTATCTGACCGAACACGGTGGCAAAAAGTTCGTGGCTGGTGATTACAAAATGTTCGACCAGCGGTTCCATCCACTATTCCATCGGAAATCATACGAACTTTGTCTGCGACTTCTGGGAGATGTTGGAAATTCTCCAGAGGCGGATCGCGCTTTTATTGCCGGAGAGATCGAAAGTCCATTCGTAATTGGTGGCTATAAGATCTGGCCTAAACATTACCACATGAGTGGATGTTTATTTACATCGATCGTCAATTCGATCCAAAATGAAGCTTATCTCCGGTACGCCTTCACCAGACTGAATCCCCGGAAAATTTTCGAAGATTATATTAGGTGTAAAGTGATGGGCGACGACCATGTTTTGTGTGTTCGGGAAGGATGTGACTTTTCTGGCAGAGATTTGAAGAAAGCCCTAGTTGAATTGGGGCAAGAATACACCTCTGATGATAAAGACAATCCGGATCCTGGTACTTACCGACCGTTTGAAGAGATCACC